ACCACATCTCATTTTATGCGTGATGTGTTTATAAACTCTGGAGTGACTGTTCCTGTATACGCCTTTAATCTTGGCGTAGATCCAGACATATTCTTTCCAGTTAAAAGAGTTCGGCGTAATCCATTTGTTTTCTTAAGCATCGGCTCTCCTTCAACCAGAAAGAACTCCCAGATGTCTGTAGATGCTTTTATAAAGCTCTTTGGCGGTAAAGAGGGATACCATTTAATTTATAAATCAAATGGTCCTGCCGATGCCAGGAGTTTTAGTAATGGTATGAGAGGAAGAATAGATCATCCACAAATAGAAGTGATTGACTGGGAAGTGTCAACCGAGGATCTTGGTAAGATTTATGATCGTGCTGACTGTCTGCTATACCCAACTAGTGGTGAAGGTTGGGGTCTCATCCCATTTCAGGCTATAGCAAAGGGTATTCCAACTATTTGCACCAACGCAACAGCATGCGAAGAGTATGCAGATTACTCTGTTCCTCTTGATTATGAGTGGAGTAATGATAATATGAGTGGGATATACGAAGGCGCTGGGTTATGGGCGAAGCCAAATTTTGATGATTTATGTGATAAAATGTTATATGTAGTAAATAATTATGAAGAAGTGTCCAACAAGACATTTGCTTCTGCTGAGCATATTCATAAGAATATGACTTGGGAAAAAGTTTCAAAGGACTATGCAAATCGGTTATGTCAGATATTGAACGATACCAGGGTGAAACACTCTTAGACGAATTAAAGCATGTTGAAGAAGTTGGGTTGCTTTATGTTAAAGGCTATAGCTATGCAGAGATATCTACTCTGCTATCTTTGCCGATTGATAAAACAAAAAGTAGCGTAAAAGAATACAAGAAGATTCTTAATCGTCAGGCTGAAGATGATCCATACTTTCTTGAGAAGTTGCAGTTCAATACGATTAAGGCATTGCAAGAATTTGACCAATTAAGCAAGGAAGCTTGGGAAACTGTCAATATCGCTACTGATCATGGAATGATTCCTGCAAGAATTCAGGCGATCAAACTTGCGGGCGAATTGGCTACTAAGAAAGCGCAACTACATAAGTTGCTGACTGGAAATACGACTGACAACCAGTATATTGCGAGAATGCAGAAGGCTGAAAATGTTAACCAGATTCTTTCTAAAGTGCTGCGTGATGTCATTGGCTTGCATCCAGAGATTGCCAATGAGGTTCGTAAAGAATTAGAAATTGCTTTTGAAATCATGAATGCCGATGCATAATGAGACCCCAAACAAGCCCTCATAAAGGTTGTAAAATGAGACCTAAAACAAGCCCTCATAAAGGTTTAAAAAATAGAGTTGAGGCAATCTATCAGGGAGATGGTAATAGATGAGTGATTTTATGGGAATGAATCTTGATCTAAAAGATTTTGATCGTCTTTTGCGTCAAGATGATCTTGTTGAAACTCCTGTTGATATTCAAACATTTGTACAGGATAAAGAATACCTCGGTTTACCTCCACTTTCAGATATTCAATTGGAAATTGTAAGACATTCTACACAAATTTTTAAAGAGCGTACATTAATTTCAATGTATGGAGAAGAAGAAGGAAGTAGATGGTATAAAGAATATACTGATAATGAAGTTATTTGTATGCTTGGAAAAGGTTCTGGAAAAGACCATTGTGCAAGAATATCTATGGCATATACGGTATATCTAATTCATTGCCTTAGAGATCCATTGATTTATTATGGTAAGGCTCATGGTGTGTATATAGACTTGCTAAACCTAGCTGTTAATGCTCAGCAAGCACAAAGAGTATTCTTTGAACCATTTAAAAACTTATTGTTGAGATCTCCTTATTTCAATAGAGTTGGATTTGAACCAAGAGTATCAGAAATATTTTTCTTTTCACGCCCTGTGAGATGTTTTTCTGGTCACTCTGAATCTGAAGGTTGGGAAGGTTATGAAGTAATGACAATCATTTTGGATGAAATTGCAGCTTTCAAAACTGATGCGGAATTGCGTGGAGAAACAAGATCAAAAGGATCTGCGTCTGCAATTTATAATATGTCTAAGCTTTCTATTATGTCTCGTTTTCCAGAAATAGGTAAAGTAATTCTTTTGTCATTCCCTCGTTATAAAGGTGACTTTATTCAGCAGAGATTTATTAACTCTAGAGAAAAGAAAGAACCAAAAACTTGGTCAATTAAAGCAGCAACATGGGAAGTTAATCCTACAATTAAGCGTGAGCAATTAGAATCAGAATATGTTAGAAATCCCGTTGAGGCTAGAAGTCGTTTTGAATGTGAACCTCCAAACATGGAAGATGCTTACTTTAGAGATCCAGATTTGGTAAGAAAAGCTTTCATGTATAGCGAAGACCCAATGGATGAAAATGGTAACTTTAAAAACTGGTTTAATAATACAGATGGGCAAGTTCGGTTTATTCATATTGACTTGGCATTAAAGCGAGACAGAGCAGCATTAAGCATGGTGCATTGCACTGGGTTAAAGGAAGTTAAAACATTAAGCGGGATTGAGCAATTACCTATCGTTAATGTTGACTTAGTTTATTCATGGGAAGCATCAATTAACAAAGAAATTAACTTTGCCTCTATTAGACAAATGATTGTTGATTTATGTAGAAAATTTGATGTAGCTAAAGTTACATTTGACCGTTGGCAATCAATTGAAATGATCCAAAGCCTTAGAGCTCAAGGTATTAATGCCGACTTTCACTCTGTTAAGAAAACAGATTACGACACACTAATGACTGCAATTTATGATACAAGATTGCGTGGATATTGGAATGAGCTATTAGTTGAAGAAGAATTATTAAAGCTTAGGTTATTTGGTAATAATAAAATTGATCACCCTAATTCTGGATCAAAGGACTTGGCTGACGCTGTTACTGGGGCAACCTTTGTGTGTATTGAAAACATAGCCATAAATACTGAAGTAGAGATTGAGATTCTATCTCCAGATAGGCATTGGGAAGATCTTGAGGAAATGGATGATTATGGCACTGTAAGAGTGTATAATAATGAAATTGGGGAATTCTCTCCAGGTTATAGTAAAGAAACAATGGATGGTGAAAAATGGCTGGAAAGCTTATAGAGAATATCACAGTTACTCATGAAGAAGTAATGAACCAAATGGCAATTCAATTGGCATCGCTTCAGATTGAAAATACTGTTATAAAGATTGAAAACAAAAAGATGAAACAATTGATTGACAGCCTTGGCGATATTGAAGTTCCTTTTTAAAAAAAAGTATTTATTTTTCCTCCAGAGTGAGTTTTCTGTCAGTAATGCTGATAATGTCTCAAGTAGTCAAGTGGTAGTCCTAAACAACTACCTTTCATAAACAAATAACAACAGGAGAAAAAATGTCAACATTCACACTAAACAAAGTAGATAAGCTTCCTGAAATCTCACGAGCAGGTCGTAAATCTGAAGAATTGAATATGATTATTGATGCGCTTAAGCAGTCAGTAAATAGCAATGCAGTATTCAATATTACTGGTATTAAGGCTGGTAATGCTTACAACTCAATGCAACAGAGAATTCGTGCTCAAGCTAAGAAATTGGGTTACAAGATTGTTATCCGCTTTGATTCGGTTAATGAAGTACTTTTCTTTCAAGCAACAGGTACGCCAACTGAAAAAATCACTGGAATCAGTGCAGATAAACTTTCTGCCAATGCAAGTGAAGTTACTGGCGTGAAGTCAAAGACAAAAGTATCTAAATAAACATTTAGAAATTTATTTCATAAAGTCCCCCGCATAAACTGCGGGGGACTTTTTTTTATGTCATAATTGAAACATGACATTTGAAATTGAACAACAGAACATTGAAATTGATAGAGAAGATATTAATTCGTGGTGTCCAATGTTTGGGCTCCCATGTTACGATAGATCATTGACTGAACCTTTCTTTATGTCTTTTATGAAGACAGTGATGTATCTAAAAGAAATCAATTGCAAATTTGCTGTAAGCACGATTACTGATTCGCTAATCAATCGTGCCAGGAATAACCTAGTAGCTAAATTTATGGCTAATCCACAGTTTACGCATTTGATTTTCCTAGATGTTGACCTTGCGTTTAGAGCTGAAGATATTGTAAAACTTCTTTGGCATGATAAAGAAATTATCACTGGATCTTATCCAATTAAGGATATCAACTGGGATAAAGTTGTTGAGCATGTTGGTAATGGAGTTAGTTCAAAAGAATTGGCAAAGAAATCAACAAGATTTGTGGTAAATCCTGTTCGTGTTGGGAATAACACAATTGAAACAGATAATGGTGCAATTTCAGTTCATGACGCTGGTACTGGCTTTATGTGTATTAAAAGATCAGTATTTGAAAAGCTCATTGAGGCATACCCTGAATTAAAGTTTAATGATGATACAGGTTCAATGAATGATGAAGAAAAGAACTGGACATATGCTTTCTTTAATTCTTATGTAGATGATGATGGTAGATTTGTATCTGAAGATTATGGATTCTGTAGGTACTGGCAAAAGCTTGAAGGTAAAGTTTGGGTTGACCCAGCGATTGAGATTCAGCATTTAGGTAGATTTAACTATGAAGGTAACATGATGGATTACCTAATTTCTATTTCCCAAAAACCTACTAAAAATCCAGAATAATGAAAAGACCCTAGTTGGTCATGAAATACATATTAAAATTTGGTAAAATATTGGCTAAAAGATGCTTGGTGATTCATTAGCTAATTCTTAATATAAATAATAATATTCAAGCGGAAAACTTACAGTCCTGTAATCTTACACGGGGCTGTAAGTTTTTTTTATGTAAAAGTTTATATAAGAGCTGATTTGTTTTCTGCATACTTTTCCGATGCAAA